TTAAACTATGGAGACTTCCAGAGGTTTATGAAACGTTTTCGAAAACGTTTTAAGGACTCAACTATCCGTTTTTATATGGCTGGTGAGTATGGTGAAAAATTTGAAAGGCCTCATTTTCATGCGTGCATTTTTGGTTTTAACTTCCCTGACCGAACGGTGTGGAAACGTACTCCGTCGGGTTCCCTTATTTATAGATCAGTATCTTTGGAAGATTTATGGCCTTTTGGTTATAGTTCCATTGGTGATGTCACTTTTGAGTCCGCTGCTTATGTAGCTCGTTATGTAATGAAAAAACGCACTGGAAGGGGCGTTGGTGATCATTACGAGACTACTGATATGGAGACTGGTGAGATTAAGGATAGAACTCCTGAATTTAATCGTATGTCTCTTAAGCCTGGTATAGGCTATGGTTGGTACGAAAAGTACCATTCTGATGTTTATCCACATGATTATGTGGTTGTTAATGGACGTGAGGTTAAACCTCCTAAGTACTATGACAAGAAGTTTGCTGAGGATTTCCCCGAAGCCTTTGAATCCCTCCAGTTGGAGAGATTCATTGATGCTCAATCCCGATTCGATGACAACACCGATGAGCGGTTGGCCGTTAAGGAACAAGTTCTTGATGCAAAACTTGGACGTTTGAAAAGGTTTATTGAATGATGAATTTGCCTGTAGTTTCTAACTATCAACCTGTTGTTTCTGATCAGAAAATACAACCGCAGTTGATGGAGATTCGAGATATAGTTCATGCTGCTAAGTTGTTAAGGCTTTTGAAAGGTAAAGAGTCCTTGATCGCTTCGCAACTTTCTTTTGTTCGTGCCTATTTAAAGGAGAATTCCTAATGTGGGCTATTCGTGATGTAAAGCATGGTAAGACTTACCATTTTTCTTCTCTTGTTGAGATGATCGCTTTTGTTAATAAATTGGAGAATTCATGATTAATGTTATTTGTTCTGTTAAAGATCGTGCAGCTGACGCTTATGGTCGTCCTTTGTTTGTGCCTTCTGTTGGCCTTGCTATTCGTTCTTTTTCTGATGAGGTTAATCGTCAAGCCGATGACAATCAGATGTTTCATCATTCTGATGATTTTGATTTGTTCGAGCTTGGTACCTTTGACGACAATACTGGTATTATTGAATGTCATTCCCAACCTAAGCTGCTGGCCTTGGGCAAGTCTGTAAAGGTTTAACTTTTGGGAGCTTCGGCTCCCTTTTTTTGGAGTTTTTATGCATCGCAATCAATCGGTGTCTACACACCAGTTTTCTATGATCCCTAAGGCTGAGATTCCTCGGTCTAGTTTTAACATTCAAACAGCTCATAAAACCACGTTTGATGCGGGTTATTTGGTACCTGTTTATGTTGATGAAGTGTTGCCTGGCGATACTTTTAATTTGCGTATGACGGCTTTTGCTCGTCTTGCTACTCCTCTTTATCCAACAATGGATAATTTGGTGTTAGATTCTTTTTTCTTTTTTGTTCCTAATCGTTTAGTTTGGAATAATTGGCAGAAGTTTATGGGTGAGCAGGATAATCCTGGTGATTCCACTTCTTATGTTTTACCTACTGTTACGTCTCCAGCTTCAGGTTATGCAGTTGGTTCTATTTTTGATTACATGGGTTTGCCTACTGTTGGTCAAGTTACTGCTGGTCAAACCATTACTCATAATGCATTACACCTCAGAGCCTACAATTTGGTGTACAACCAATGGTTCCGAGACGAGAACTTACAAAATAGTGTTACCGTCAATAAAGGCGATGGTCCTGATACTTATAGTGATTATTCTTTGCTTAAGCGTGGCAAGCGTAAGGATTATTTTACGGGTGCTTTGCCTTGGCCTCAGAAGGGTACGGCTGTTAGTTTGCCGTTAGGTACTTCTGCACCAGTTTCTTATACTGGTACTGGTACACCTTATTTGAACGTAATGAATACCAATACTGGTACTCTTAAGAGTTTGAATAATGCTTCTACTCCTGTTTCTGCTGGTACTTCTGCTGGTGGTTCTGCTTTGTTTGCTGATTTGTCTCAAGCTACGGCTGCTACTATTAATCAGTTGCGTCAGTCATTTCAAATACAGAAATTATTGGAAAGGGATGCTCGTGGTGGTACACGTTATACGGAAATCATTAGGAGTCATTTTGGGGTTATTTCCGACGATGCTCGGCTTCAAAGGCCCGAATATCTGGGTGGTGGTTCAACACCCATTCAAATTAATCCTATCGCGCAAACTTCGGGCACTAATGCTACTGGCACGTCTACACCGCTTGGTAATTTGGCCGCTATGGGAACAGGCTTGGCCCATGGTCACGGTTTTACCCAATCTTTTAAAGAGCATGGTGTCATTATTGGTCTCGTGTCTGTTCGTGCTGATCTCACTTATCAACAGGGTTTGCGTAAGATGTGGTCGCGTTCGACTCGTTATGATTTTTACTTTCCTGCTTTTGCTATGCTTGGTGAGCAAGCTATTTTGAATAAGGAAATTTATGCTACAGGTACTAGTACTGATAACGATGTATTTGGTTATCAAGAACGTTGGGCTGAGTATCGTTACAACCCCGCGCTTATTACTGGTTTGTTTAAGTCTACAAGTGCTGGAACTATTGATGGTTGGCATCTTGCTCAAAAATTTACCAGCTTGCCTACCTTAAACTCTACATTTATTCAGGAAAATCCTCCTGTTTCTCGTATTGTTGCTGTTGGTTCTGCTGCTAATGGTCAACAGTTTTTGCTTGATACTTTCTTTAACAATCGTGTTGCTCGTCCTTTGCCTATGTATTCTGTACCAGGCTTAATCGATCATTTCTAATTGTATTTTTTAAAGCCTTGGGAGAATCTGATAGGATTCTTCTAAGGAGAAAGGTTTTACATGTTAGATGCTATTCTTGGCTTTATTGGTGCTGAGCGCGCTAATGCTTCTCGTGAGCAGATTGCTCAAGATGCCAATGCTTTTTCTGCTCAACAATATGCCAATCGCTATCAGACTACTGTTAAGGATATTGAGGCTGCTGGTTTAAATCCAATGCTTGCTTATTCTCAGGGCGCTGGTTCTGCTCCAACTGGTCAACAGGCTCAAGGAATTGAGAATTCTGTTGCTACTGCTACTGAGGCTTATAATAGAGCTACTCAGCGTTCCCTTGTTCAGGCCCAAGTCGCCAATGTTGGTGCTGATACTGAATTAAAACAGAATCAGGCCCAATTGGCGCTTGCTCAGGCTGAAGCTGCTTCTTCTCAAGAGCGTTTAAATACAACTAACGCTAATGAATCTACTTATCGTTTGTGGTCTCAACAAAACGTTCAGAATCCCACTCAAAAGGCGTTAGCTGCTTCTTATTGGTCTCAGATTGATGTTAATAAGGCAAATTTGCCTAAAATTGCTCAAGAGATTAAAACTGGTGGCGCTTATGCTTCCCAAGCTTATGCTGCTGCTGCTAAAGCCTATTCTGAAAAGCGTATTAATGACCAAGAGTGGTTTGTAGTTAAGAATGCTGCTGACTATGCTAAGAAGACTGGTCTTCTTGACAATTCTTTAAAAAGCATTTCTACTGCAACTGGTGCAATGCGTGATCTTGTTCCTGGCGGTGTTCGTAAACCGCTTCCTCCTACTTCAACGACTATTCGTACTAGTCCTTGGGGTAAATCTTCTTCAACAACTTCCTATGGTAGATAACATGACAAAAGTTTTTCTTCGTACTCCCTATAACTATGATGTTATGGAAGCCTCTGACCAAACTGGTCTCTCTTGCCCTGAGCCTACTCTTGCTCAACAACATGCCAAAGATGAATGTGACATTAATACTATTGTTCGCAGATTTGGTTTAACTGGTGAATTGCCTTCTAACGTGCGTGTGCCTGAATATGGTGACTTTACTCAGGCCACTGACTATCACTCTTCACTTAATGCTGTTCGAGCTGCTGAAGAGGCTTTTATGCAGCTTCCTGCTGATGTTCGTACACGATTTAATAACGACGCTGGTGCGCTCGTTGATTTTGTGTCTGATGACAACAATCGAGCCGAAGCTGAAAAGCTCGGTCTCGTAATAGCGACGTCAGTCGCAACCAACCCCGCACCGCAAGGTGACGGGGTAGCACAGTCTTCTACTTGATCTTAACTGTGCTAGGTGACACCTTTTTTAAAGTAACTTGGAGTTTTTATGAATCCGCTCAAACGCAAACACGTGTCTAAGGGTGCTTCGGCACATCATTTTCATAAGCATGGGTCTCACACTAAAAGTGTGAATTTGGCTCCTCCCCCTATGCGAGGCGGTTATCGTCTGTAATGGCTTGTTTCCATCTGATATCTGCTTGGCAGACTTCGGATGGTTCCATAGTTTTTAAGGAGCGGGGAGACATCGTAAGGTCTCTTTCCCTTCCTTGTGGTCAATGTTACGGGTGTCGCCTTGAGCGTAGCCGCCATTGGGCGGTACGCTGTATGCATGAAGCAAGTCTTCATCAGGAGAACTGTTTCATTACTTTGACCTATGACAATGACCATTGTCCTACTGATAGGTCTTTAAACTATGGAGACTTCCAGAGGTTTATGAAACGTTTTCGAAAACGTTTTAAGGACTCAACTATCCGTTTTTATATGGCTGGTGAGTATGGTGAAAAATTTGAAAGGCCTCATTTTCATGCGTGCA